AGTCACAATGAAAAATAATCTAATCGCAGGAGTTAAATAATATGAAGACTTTAATAAACGCAGTAGAAGAATGGATTGACCTAAGAATTTTAGCTAACAACAAGAACGAATACTTTGAGGCTAAGCTTAACGAGATGGAAGAGATTCATATCCGCGATGCTAATAGGATTGCAGACCTTGAGAGGCGCATAACAGCTCTTGATGACTATGCTAGTTTTGATAACTTTGAAGCAAGCAGTATCAACATAGAGGAACGGCTCACCGATCTTGAATGTAGCATGGAACAAAAGACTGACAGCGATGAAGTTGAGACTATGGTTGAGTCTGCAATGGAAGATTTAGATTTTCCAGATTCATATGCAATCGAAGTTATGGTCGATGATGCACTAGAAACTAAGGTCATGGATGCTGTCAGGGCTGAGCTAGATGCGACAGACTTTAAAATAACAGTGGAGAGATAACATGAGCGATAAGACGCTAACTTATAAAGAGTTTGTAACAGAGTTGGAATACTTAGAAGATTGGCATGATATCTTGGTTAAACAAGAAGGCATCACACACCCTGTAACATTACACCATAAAGGTTTAGTCCAGAAACTGAGGGCGGCTAACTATAAACATAGTATGCAACATGCTAAACATACAAAGGAAATTAATTATGTGGGCAATTAACTGGCACGAGATGGGCTGTACTCAGTACGCTGATACCATAGAAGATGCACATAAGATTGGACAGCGCGGTGGTATATTTTATATAATAACTTATGTGGGAGAGAGCAATGGCTAGATTAATAGATACTATGAACGAGAAGCAAATGTGGAAGTCTTGGATGAACACAAGGTTGGGAATGAGACAATGGTGCAAAGAGATATGTCAACCATTAGTCTTGGCAACGGACTGTGCTACTGATATTAAACAAGCACCACCACTAAAGGAGAAAGAACAATGAAGATAAAGACCTTTAAGTTTAATGGCGAACACCCTGATCTACATACTGGTACTTACTATAGCATGAAAGAATACTCTGAAGTTGCAGAGGTAGGACTTAAAACCCTATGCAGTAGGATGGCACGTTACCGTCATGTAGAAATAGATAATAACTTTATAGGCCTTAAATATTCTAAGCCTGATAGCAACTTAGAAGGGAGGTGTGAACAGCTATCAATGAAGTGGTTGCGACAGAAGCTAACAACAATTGACCCTAACTATAAGGAACACAACAGATGAAAGGCATCATTGATACATCTAAACCAATCCATAGCTACAAGGTTCTTATGTCTGAGTTGTCTGGTTACTACATAACTGTGGCGGCTGAGACACCTGAACAAGCTATGGAGTATGGCAACAATGAGGCTATGCGAAAGAACTATAAGATGTCACAGATTTATGTGGTTGAAACCGCTGTGGTTTCTGCGGAGCTAATAACTAAATAGTCTATGTAGACTATAAAGCTATTGTCCTTGTTCTTTTTTTTACAGGAGAAAATAGAAGAAAGTTATTAAGTCTTTTAAACTATAAAGAATATTATAGCATATATAATATGTTAAGTGAAGCGTGTTTGTAAAATAAATTGTTGACACTTACATTAGTGAGTGTTAATATTAATTAAATTAAACCAGAAAGGAATACAGTAATGAATAATATCACACCGATGTTTCAAAATAACACAGCACTACAAGCTATTAAAGATAGAGGCTATGGCTCAGCAGGTTTTGATATAGCTGTTGCACCGTTGGTTTATCTTGATGCTTATGAGAGTACCAAGAATGTTATCTACCGTACTGATACATGTGAAGAGCTAGGTATCCACGGTCATGGCTATAAACCTGTAGCACCTAAGCACATGATAGATGTTACTAGGAATATCATTGAGCGTTCTGACCTATCTATCAATGGGATGGAGGAGACTATTAGAACCTCACACAATGGTGCTAGAACCTTTGTACAATACAAGCTACCAGAGCATACCTATAGAACTAGTGACGGTGACGAGGCTAGTCTGAGTCTGTTATCTATATCATCCTTTGATGGTACGTGGCCGTTCATGATTAGTGCCGCCGCAATACAACACGCGTGTACAAATCTTCAAGTCTTTGTAGGTGGTGAAGTGTCAGTGTTCAAAGCTAAGCACACTAGGTCACTAGACATTGAGCAGGGCGGTAGGATTATTACTAAGTCTTTAGATCTCTTTCACAATCAGCGTGACCTATGGCAACAGTGGGAGGGTAGAGAGTGTAGTAATCTAGAGGCGTTTAGATTCTTTGCCGAAGCACTCAAGTGCAAGACAGCTTTAGATTCAATAAAGAAAGGGGTTACTAACCCTACTGATATACTGTTTGATATGCCTAGACGTAACACTAGTCTTCAGTATATGTGGAATATGTACAATGCAATCTATTCTAAACGTCTTGGCAATAACTTCTGGGCTGTGTATAATGCTATGACAGATTGGTCAACACACTTTGAAGCCCCTCGTTCTTCAAGCATGGCGAACATTGCATCAATACAGAACGATAGACAAGAGGTTGTAAGACAGACCCTCAATGCTCACACTTTCTTATCGGTTGCGGCATGAAGATACCAGAGAAAGTATTCAGTATAGATTCACTGGCGCATCGAAAGGTGCGTTATATTCTAGATAAACCTAGTCAACTACAGGACGCAGTGTTAGATATTCTTGCAGACAGTAAAGTTAAATGGGCTGTTAAAGAATGGCAAGCACTCACATCTAAAATAGAATCATCTGACCTGACAGTAGGTGAGTACCTTAATCAATTTAATAAAAGGAAAACAAAATGACAACAGGATTTGGAGAAAACTTTTTAAGTATAAACTATAGGCTAGGTGTGGGTCTTGACTTCGAGTTCGCTGACAGCAGGGCTGTATGGGTTACTAATAGTCTGACTGAAGAGATCAATGCGGCATCCTTTGAGGGTGTCGTAATCATGCTACCCTTTATGGTGATAACCTTTGGTAAGATATGGACGGAGGACTAGAGAACATGGGTGACGCAACACATGGCGGCAAAGGTGATAGACAAAGATCTAAGGATACAAATAAGTTTAATACTAATTGGGATTTAATATTTAATAACAAGGAGAATAAAGATGATAAGAGCGACTACCTTCATCACGACTATGAAGATACGTCTGGGCCTAAAGAAGTTCATAGCTTGGATGGAACAGGAAACAGAAACAATGAAGAGCAAGTTTGAATCAAGGTTTATAAAAACAATAAGAACTGCTGTTATATTGTCGTGTGTTTTAGTTCTTATAAATGTACTGTTAGTATTAAAGGGGTAAGCTATGCTTGATATAATTCTAGGAGTGTTGGTGTTAGTAGCACTGGGGTGCGGTATTAGATTGCTATACGAATCTGAGCTAATGATAGATGAACTCAAGAAAGAAAGGGAGGATGATAATGTTTGAAGAGATGTTTAGTACAGACCCATCACCGCAAGCGATAGGTACATCAAAGGCGGCAAGAGATGTGGCAGACGGTAAGGTTCTTTTAAGCGTAGCCTGTAAGCAGTATGGCGTGAAGGAACAAGCAGTCATACAGTACATCATTGACAAGACTGAGTACGAAACAACGCTCGACATAATCAACGGCAACAAGGACACAGATTCAATTGGAAACAAATAAAGCTTGGCATATTTGAACAACTGTGGTACACTCCACACTTAATTTTAACCACCAAAGAGGAAAGTAACATGGCTATATTAGAAGGCACAGCGTACTGGGCATCGGTCACTACACCGAACACAACCTTTGAACCTACGTACTCAGTAAACTTAGTTGTAGATGAGGCCACTGCCGCAGATTTTAAGGCTCGTGGATTTAGTATTAAAGAGATGGACGAAGGGCCATCCATTGTGATTAAACGTAAGGTCGATGGCAAGGACGGAGCAGTACGATCAGCACCTAGACTTGTTGACCAGTACAAGAACCCTCTTGATGCTAAGGTAGGCAATGGTTCTGTAGTTAAGGTTCAGTACAATGAGTGGGAAACCACTAACAAGTACGGCTCTTTCAAAGGCTTAGACTTTCAAGCTATGCAAGTACTAGACCTTGTTGAAGTTGGTAGCCCTGATGGTGCTGAGTTTGAAGCGGCTGAAA